AGGCCGTGGCCCAGGCGGTACGGAGTGGCCGTCAGGCCCACCACACGCAGCGCAGGATTGATAGCGGTCAGTTCGGCCAAAAGTTGCCGGTACCCGCCTTCGTCCTTGTGGTTGACCAGATGGCACTCGTCGATGATCACCAGGTCGATGTGGCCGAGCATGCGCGCCTTGCTGCGCACCGACTGAATGCCTGCAAAGGTGATCGGCTCGCCGAGTTGCTTCTTGCCGATGCTGGCGCTGTAGATGCCCATCGGCGCGCCTGGCCAGTGCAGGCGCATCTTCTCTGCGTTCTGCTCGATCAGTTCCTTGACGTGCGTGAGCATCAGCACGCGCGTCTCTGGCCAGTTCTGCAGGGCGTCCTTGCACAGGGCGGCCACGATGTGGCTCTTGCCAGACCCTGTCGGCAGCACCAGGCATGGGTTTCCTCGGCCACCAGCCTCGAACCATGCGTAGAGCATGTCGATGGCGCGTTGTTGGTATTCACGCAGCATCGTCGCTCCTGATGCCGTGGGCGGACTCGATGGTGCGGAGCCGGTCGATCTCATCCAGCAGCGCCAGCACGGTTGCGGGGTTGGCGGCTGCGATGTATTCGGCGTTTTTAATCCCTTGAGCGTCAGAAAAATCGCCACAGTCGGTTCTGCATACGTGCCCGTCTGTGCCGGCCATATAGCCTTTTGCGGTCGCTTCCGTGGTGCCAGCCATCACCCATCCATGGCCCTCCCATTGCGTCCAAGGACCAGGTGTGGCAGCTTGCCCCAGCTCGCGTAGCTTGGTTGTGTCGATGGTCACTTGCTCTGCTCCTGTTCAATCCGTTCGATCTTCAATCCCCAAAACCAATACCGCCCAGCACCGCGCTTCACCAAACCGCGCTCTAACGCTTCGATGTAGCATGTGATTCGGTGCGGGTGCGGCTTGCCGACTGGCTGGCCGTTATGGGTTAGCTGGTACATGGTCGAATCCTGATCATCTTGTCCTCTACCGAGATTGCAGCCTGCTCCACAGCCTGGCTCAGCGCTTCATAGAGATTCGTGGTCAAGCTTGTATGTACAATGGCTGGCTCACATCCGGGAGCAATTGCCTCGACGCGATGTTTGCCAACAACACGGAAATGTACGTCGATCTGATATTTCAACATCAAATAAACGATCCTTGATCTGTGCTCCAACCGCTCAATCTCCCCGCGCTGCTGCTCTACGATGCGGCGGGCTTCGGATAGGTCTTTCATGGCATCGCCTTTCCGATTTCCGCTGCTGCGCGGGTGATGGCTTTTCTACGCACCGATGAAATCTGTTCGCCAACAAACTTGGGGAATTTCTTTGTGCGAATAGCGTGCGCCTGCGAGTCGGTAATAAGGCCGGACATCAGCATGTCTGTAATTGCATGGTTTAGGCGGTCAAGCCGCGCGGCTACAACGTCTGGCAACTCTGGAAACTGCTCTTTAAACGGCCTCGCAGACCAGCCTTGTTCAAAAGTTTCGTTCAAGATTCACCCCCTAAAATCTCGCGCTCGATGGCGCGCAAATTGGCTGTGTCTATTGTCATTTGTTCAGGCTCCTGATTGCTTTTGCAATACCGTCCAGCGACAGGCTTATTACTACACCTGAGAAGGCTATAGCTAGGGCTATCATTCGCTCTGCTCCTGTTCAATTCCCAAAATTTCGCGCTCGACGGCGCGGGCAAACCCGAACGGCCAGTCGTACTGTTTACTGTGTTCCGCAAAAAGTTCCAAAATCCGCTCATCGCTCAACTTCGGCGGCTGCGGTGCGGCTTCGAGCATGGCGCGGTAAATGCCGCTGATTGGTACATTTCCCGACATCATTTTTATAAGAGCCGCATTACACATGCCCGGCGTCGGCTCAATCGGCACAAGTTTCCATTTGCTCATGATTGGCCTTTCTCGCCACGGGCGCGGATCGCTGCGGCGCAATGGCTTGCGCCTTGGTTGTAGTGCTGATCCAACTGCCATTCTGGAGTGATTATTTTGCGTTGATCGCACACCTTCGCGCATTCCTCCCGCTCTGCTGCGGCCACAAGGGCGGCAAAGCGGCATAGCCCTTTGTGCAGCCCGTCCATCCCAACAAATCCGGCCTCCCGCGCCATCCTGGTTATCTCGTCGTGTGTCATGCTTCACCACCTTTCAGCTTGTCGCGTTCGATTGCTGCGTTATATTCAGCATGTGTTTGAAGCGGCAGCGAAATACCTTGGCTGAAATAGACTCCGAAAATGGAGTCCCCAAAGGCCGTCATTTCGTGCCGACCAAAACCGACATTGCGCAATACGCCAAGCTCGCAAAGCCTACGCGTCTGTTCTTTCGAAAGCGTATGTCCGTCCGCGTCACAATCATCAGCCTGCATGCCAAACGTGACCAGTAATTCAAGATCGTGTTCAGATAGCCACCGCTCAGCATCCCGCACCAGATCGGCGGGCGGTTCGGCTGGCGTCGGGGCGGCGGAGAGCATCTTATGCAGCCGCTTGCGCTCTTGAAGCATCACCCATTCGCAGCAGTGCTTGTCCTCGTCGAGGCCATCCTCGTCGTAGAGAGGGAACTCTTTTGCAATAGCTGACCGCCACCCATCCGGCACGCTCGGCACTGGCGGGGCTGCGGCTAACATGGCTCCGTACACTTTGAGGGCCGTGCTATCTGCATAAGATGTCATGCCAGTTAAATGAGACCTCCCGGCGTTACGCATGTCACACGTGGCAGTCAACGGGACTACCCGCCACCCGTCAGGCTCCGGCGCGTCCACCAGATCTTGCAGAAGGGCGGCGCGTAGCCTCTCAATCTCACGAGCCGCTGCATGTTCGCGCTCTGTTTTTGGGATACGAGAATCCAGCAACTGCGCAATCAATTCGTGGTGCGGCGTGGCTTGTTTCACTTCCATTCTTTTAACTCCTTAGCTGCGTTCTGATAGTCCAACGCCATCATGTTTCTGGAATCTGCGTAGCGTTGCGCCATGCGCTCGGCGTAAGCTATCGCCTGCTCCACGTTGTCGTGCTCTCGAAGAAGTATCGCGGCGGTTGATGCCGGGTCGAGCGCCGCCTCTGCGGCCTGTTTCTGTTCTGGTGTCATGCTCAATCCTCCAGCAGTAGCATCAGGCGGTCGGCGCCATGCAATTGATGTCTTTGCTTGTCATCCAACAATCCTCGCGTCAAAAGTTGCGCGCAGCTCCTCGACATACTCGTCGCCCATGCTGCACATCTTTGGGTTGTCCAGAATCTCTCGGCTGGTGTAGACGTGCGCGTCGCCTTCGCCGTTCTGGACATCGCGTCCTTCGATCTCGTACACCGCAATCCACTGCCATGAACTCTCCTTCATCTTCCAAGGCACCAGGTCAGGATGCAGGACGTGGCTCTCGCAAGCCTGGCGCTGGAACTCGACCGGAATGCCGTCAGCGTCGTGACGCTCGCAGCGCCAGGTGCTGTCGTCCTTGGCCGTGCTGTGCGCGCAGGTGCGGCAGTTCACGTGCTTGGTGGTCTTGGTCTCGTGGCAGAACTCGTGCGCGTCGCAGAACTTGCACTGGTACCAAGACGGGTCCGTGCTGATCGGCTCCGGCATGCGGTCGGCCAGCGCAATGCGTCGGCCTCGCTCGATGTACCTCTCGGCCACATCCTGCTCGTATCGCACGCGCTCGGTGTAGATGCGGTCGTCGTCCTTGCAGACGGCCACGTACAAGGCCCGGTCGATATTGGTGCCGTGCATGTAGAGTTGCATCTGCACGAAGTGCTCAGGCTTGGCGCTGGCCACAGCACCGGCCTTCACCAGATCGTCAAAGGACTTCTTGCTGTGGGTCTTGAACTCGGCAATGTGGCGCTTCTTGGGCGCTTCAGGCACGCCAGACTCAATGATGCCGTCGATGCTGCCTGAAACATGCGCACCGAAGTCCACGCGCGCCTGCTGCTTGCCTGCACCACGCACATCGAGGCCGATGGCGCGCAGGTCAGACACGATGGTGGCCTCCTCCATCTGGCCTCTGCGGAACAGGCGCAGGATGCGGCCTGGGAACTGTGGCTGCACAGCCCACCGGAAGGACAGCCACAGCCAGCGGTCGCATGGATGGCCCAACTGGCTGCAGCCCATGTGCGGCCTGGGCGGCTCGGCCAGCGACTCGTGGTGCTCGTCGATCTTGGCCTGGATGCTATGCTCTGAATCAGGTATCTTCATGGGTATCTCCTTCATGCAGTTGTCACCACGGTCCTCTTGCGAGGCCGGGGATTTTTTTTCGCCTTACTTCTTGGCCCAGGGTGGCGTGGCCTTGGCAGGCGCGGCCGATGCAGGTGCGGAAGCGGAAGGCGAGGCTGCAGGTGCTGCGAAGGTCGGCGCGCTGCCGGTGATCGCCTTGAAGCCCTTGACCTCGTTCTGAGCAGCATACTGCTCGGTCGCGGCGCGGACATCAAGTTTGATCGACAGGCTGCCACCGATCAGTTGGTCGGTGTCGGTGACCTTGGCCAGGCCGATCGCGCGCATGATCTCGCCAAGCTGCTGGCGGCCGATCTCCTCGGCCTTAGCGCTGGCGTTTTTGATGTTGAGGTTGCCGAACACCACGCGGCCTTGGTGGCTCGGCCCGGTGATGTCGTAGCGGACCTTGATGTACTGGCCCGAGCCGTCCTTGGTGGGCTTGAGTTCGGCGGCCGTGATGTTGGCGTTGTACCAGCCAGCAGGCAGCGGATCGTAGTTGCCACCGTTGCCCTGGGGCAGTTCGTTTGCGTCAAATGTTTGTCCGAGGAATGCCATGTTTACTTCTCCTTGCGAGTGATGGTGAATGAAGGGCGGCCAGGCTTGGCCGTGATTGCTCCGGCAAGGGGCTTGGTGATGGCCTCGTCCGTCGCCTTCCAGACGGCCATGTTGATCTCCGGCTTCCACCGGAAGAGGCTTGCCAGGTGCTCGGTCAGACCGAACTCGGCGGCCAGTTCCTGCACCTTGTCGCCATCGACCTTGCGGTCAATGCGGCCGACGATCTTTATCGTGAACTGGTCCTGGTCGACCGTCTCGGTGCCTTCGGTGTTCTCGGAAAAGCCGACCAGGCTCTTGATGCGGTCCTCGATCTTGCGGCGGTCCTCGGTGGCCTCCTTCTCGGCCTCCTTGGCGGCCAGCCACAGGCTGGACAACTCGTTGAGGTTGTCGGTCAGTTTGTCGGGCAGGGCCATGATCACTTGCCTCCCTGCATCTTGGCGATGATCGCGCCCAGGTCCGGCGCTTCCCAGGCTTCCAACTTCCCGCTGCGATCCTTGGCCAGCCAGAGGCCGTCGCTGTCGCACATCAAGGCGCGTTGAGTGACGCCTTCGCCATCCTTCTCGACCCGCAGCGCCAGCACCTCGTCGAAGAAGTAGGGCAGCGCCTGGCCGGTCTTGTTGCCGGGCATCGAGGGCGCATACAGAACCCTGCCCATCTCGTCCTGTGTCTTCTCCAGCTTGGCGCTCATGTAGACGTGGCGGCCGGGCAGGTCGCGGAAGGCGCGAATGATGTCGGCCATCTGCTCCTGCATTGCACCGTAGGCCTGGCGTGGGTCTTTGGTCGCCTTCTTCTCGGCGTTGAGCACCACCTCGGCGATCTCGCTGATCGAGTCCAGGGCCACCGACTGGTAAGCCTTGGCCTCGTCTGCGCTGGTCAGCCAGGTGTAAGCCTCCTTGAGCGTGTCCATGTCGCTGATCTC